GTTTGCAACCCTTAATCTTTAAATATAAATATCTGATTACTTCCAATAATCATTATTTACACTGCAAATATACAAAGATTTTTTTAAAAAACAATAGTTAAGTAGCATTTTTAAGAAATTTTAATATACAAATAAAATTATATGTTGTACAACATAAAAAATATTTCTTAAAACTATTGACTTTTTGCTTTCAAAAGTATATATTGTATGTAGAAAGTTTAAAATAGCATGAATGAAGAATACATTGAGTTCATTGGGAAGAATGTTCCAAGCAAGAAAAATTCTAAAATTATAACCAGAAACAAGAGAATCATCTCTTCCAAACTGACAAGGGAATATGAACAATGGATTAGTAATCTAATGCAGTCAAATTTTAAAGAATGGGAAAAAATGACACATAATAAGACATACCCTTTCAAGGTTGGTTTTTATTTTTATAGGGATTCAAGACGAAAGTGGGATTTTGTTAACATTATTCAAACAATAGCTGATGTAATGCAGGATTACCAATACATTATTGATGATGATACCAAACATTTCATTCCAATATATTTGGGAGAAGAGTTAACAAAAAAAGAAAAAAGTGGATTTAAAATGAAACTTTTGTAATTTAACAGATATTTATAATTGTAAAAGAAAGTTAAAAATATGAATGAAGTACAAACAGCAAGAGGATTGATAACACATTTTGTAAATTTATACAGAAATGGAAAATTCACAAAAGAACAAATGAATATTGAGTTGGAATTTCAAAAGAGAAATTATCCAACCATGTATAAGGAGAGTTTAAGAATAATTAACGAATTAAAACAAAAATAATATGATTCAGATTAATTTATATACAGCACTAAGAATAGTTGATTTACTTCAAAAGTTAAATTATAATGAAGTAGCACTCACTATCGGAGAATTACAAGAAGCAATCAATAATCCAATACAAGTAACAAATAGTTCAACATATAATGGTCTGGTTTATACAGATGATATGATTATTGATGATGAAGAAAATAAAAGCAAAACAAATAAGAAAAATAGAATTGGTTTAAAATGAAAAAAGATATTAATAAAAAAGCTGAAGAGTTTCTTCAAGCAGTATTTGATACACATGAAGATACACTAGAAAATGTAATGTATTACAAAAGATTATTTGACAAGTATAACAAATACAAGATTATTATAGGAGATTTACCAAATAACTTCTCAACAAGTCTTATATTGGATTCTATCTATTGTACAGATTTGGAAGAAATTATTCATATAGTAAAGAAAGTATGCTGATTACAATTTTATTTATATGGTTGTTCATAGTATATTATAATGAAACCATAAACGGGATTAAATCAATATTCCAAGACATATTGTTGGGTATCACATATATGATTGCTGGAATTATTAGAATAATAATATTTATTAAAAACAAATGGAAATCTGTAAGATGAGAGTGAAAGGAAAAAATAATAAGTTATATGTAGTACATGCTGTTTCCAATATAGATAGGCTATATGAAGATTACAGTGACTTGTTAAAGAAATATAACGGATATGTAGTAAAAACGTTATATGACCTTAAAAACATAAATAATAAGACAATATTCTATATTATTGAAACAAATGTTTATTATGTTGTAACACATAAATCAATGGAAGAATGTATGTCAGAATTATTGGAAAAATATAAAAATGACAAGTAGTTTTTTTAAAACATCTGAAAAAATAGATGATGAATATTTCAATTTTCTTAATGATAAAATGAATTGGTTTACAGAAATGAACAGAAATGAACTGTTAAATTCAATTGACTGGACTTGTGTGAACAGGACAGGGGCAACAACAAATTGTGAATTGAAATTAAGGGATAATCACATCAATCAATATGAAGATGTTTATATAGAAGTTGGAAAATATAAGAAATTGATGGATAAATGGAATATGGACAAAGAAGTACCTTTATATATCAACTTCTTTCAAACTAAAGAATATGTGGCTATATGGGATTTAAGGAAAATTAAAAAAATGAATTTTTATCCATTCGCAAAAATATATAATAAGGGAAAAGGTAAATGGGAGTCAGTTGAAAGATATGGTCTATTTCCAAGAGATGCCATGTATTATATTTATAATAAAGATACAGACAAGTATGAAAGACAGTGGCAGGAAGAATATCAGAAATAGATAAGAACAAACCAATTGACCCATTAAAAAAAGAGATAGCTGACAAATGGTTAAATTATATTAATTCAATTTATGTTGAATATAAAAATAAATTTGAACAATATTGCAATTCAGTTAAAAAAAAATTCGAAGAAGATGTTTATTCTGAAACAATATTAAACTGTTATGATTCCATTTGTCGCAATGGTCTCAAAGATACTTCGGAACAGGGTATGAAAAACTACCTGTTCCAATCATTCAAAATGAATATAGTAAGAAGCGTTACATATGCCAGACAGACAAAAAGGACTTATAATATTGATATTAGCGAAGCGCATGAGGAATATCTCATGAAAAATGAACCTCTTCATTTAAAGATAAAGAAACAAATGTTGAACGACTTTACAGTTACTTATATCCTTTATAATGTGGAATTGAATTTTGATACTGTAAGTTTTTTCTGTTTCAGGATAAAACATCTTATTCCAAAAATGACATATCAAATGCTAAGAAATATAACAAATATTAATGATTGTAAAAAAAGGGTCACAACAATAAACAAATGGGTCAGGGATAATATAAACAAAGAAGAGGTGTATAAAGAGTTTATAAAAGCATATCCTCAATTTGAATAAAATATGTTTAGATAAAAATTATATAATATGTTATTTTTTACAATATTTTTATTTTGGTTAATTTTCATTACAATATTTTATGGTATTTGGTACATATTAGAAAAATATTACCCAAAACCATTCAGTTGTTTTGATTTAAAACCATTCAATTGTCGAAAATGTTTGACAACATGGTCTATGTTGGGTACATATATAAGTGTAGGATTAATGTTAAATAACTATGTATTTATGGTAGCTGGTATTGTAATTTCAATTCTTTCAGGTTTAGCATTATACATAGATGAAAAAAATAGATTTAAGATATGATATTAAGTGATGAAGATATAGAATTTATTAATTGGGCTTCAGGAGTTATCAATAAAGGTAATTATCCAAGCTCACAAGCAATTACAGACTGTTACAACAGATGTTTTGCAGACAGGTTAAAGAGACCTTTAAACAATACATCTTGTGGCTCGTGCATTCGACAGAGAGTATTCGAACTTAAAAGAGATATGGATATTGAATTAAGTAAAATTAACAAAATATTAGAAGAGACATCTGAAGATAACCAATAATATAGGTTGCTTCAACATTAACTATTTAATTATTAAAAGCCTGACAGTTCGTGATGAATAGTCAGGTTTTATTTTTTAATATGTTTATTTAAAATAAATTAAGATAAATTATGGCAATGACATTTGAAAGAGCTGAAAAAGTGAATCAGCTATGGAGTGATATTATCAATGGTTATTCAAGATATGAGTTAATGAGACGTTTGGAAACTGACTATTATGGATGGAAATCAGACAAATGGGCACAGTCTCAAAGATATAAATACCTCAAAGAAGCATATGACAGATGTAGTATTGAGTTTGCTGAAAATAGGGAAAAACAAAGGGAATTGATGTATGACAGATACTTATCAATATATCAGGATGCTATTGATGCAAGGGACAGAAGCAGTGCAACCAAGGTACTTGATTCATTAACAAAACTAATGGGACTGAATGAACCAGATAAGATTGATATTAAACAAGAAGTAAAAGTATCAGTTGATTTCAATATTAATAAAAATGAAGAAGAGGGATAATGGAAATAAAGTTAAATTTTAAAATCAATTTAACAGAGCCTCAAAAAGAACTTTACAATGCTGTTAAAGATAAGAACAATAAATATATATTGGCTAACTATTCAAGACAGCAAGGTAAGACAACAATCATTATGTGCATAATAATTGAATATTTATGCAAGAAAAAATATAATATAGCATATGTGTCTCCCACTCTTAAACTATCAAAGAAAGTGTTTAAGGAACTTAAACAATTGCTTGATGGCACAGGGTTGATAGCTGCATCAAATGCGACAGACCTTATCATAACATCAATCACAGGTTCTACACTTAATTTTTATTCATCAGAACAGGCAGATTCAATCCGTGGTGTTTCCAATGACATATTGGTTATTGATGAAGCAGCTTTCTTGAATGAGGGGACAGATGGGAACAACATATGGTGGAATATCTTATTTCCAACTATTAAAGTAAAGGGGAAAAAAATAATCATGATTTCAACCCCTAATGGTAAAACAGGTTTCTGGTATGAATTGATACAAAAATCTTTACAAGGAGAAAAAGGCTACCATTATATAAAGAAAACTATATATGATGATTCACTTCTTGATAAGGAAGATTTGGAAAGGATGAAAAAAGATTATCCTGAGCTGGCTTTTAGACAAGAGTTCTTATGTGAATTTTTGGATGATGCTCTTACTGCTCTTCCTGGCTACACAGAGCAGTTTATAGATTATGAATTCAAACAAACTAAAACATGGATAGGTGTTGACCTTTCAGCTAATGGAACAGATAATACAGTAGTAAGTGTCATAAATGATTTAGGTTACACTATACAATATTTGATTAAGGGAACATTGGATAATAAATATAAACAAATAGCTGAAATTATAAATAATACAAATAACTTGGTAGGCGGTTATATTGAACAGAATGGTATTGGTGAACCAATGTTAAATGAGATTATGAAACTTATCAAACAGAATAAGAGGGATAAGATTAAATATTGGTTGACAACTAATGACACCAAACAGGATGCAATAAATTTACTTTCACTTGACATATCAAATAAGAATATATGGTTTAATAAAGATAATATGATGCTGTATTCAGAAATGGGGGTATTTATATATAAATTATCCAAGACAAGAAAAGTAATATATGAAGCTAAGGCTGGTTTCCATGATGACCATGTGATGTCAGTCGCTTTAGCTAATATGGCAAGGAATGATTTCAAAAGTTATGGTGGTGAGAATTATATATTTATTAAATCAAGGAAATCTGAAATATAAAAATAATATGTTTAATTAAAATTAATTAATATATGGCAAGACCTAAAAAAGTAGTTGTTAAGGATTTTGGAGATTTTATTGTTCCTGAAAAATGGGAAGATATTAATTTGAAAAAGTTCCAACAGATAATGAGATTATATGAATCAAGTGAAAACAAACCAGATATGGTAGACCTTATATCAATACTTACTGATAAGGATAAGGAAATAATTAAACAGCTTCCAATGGATTTTATTGATAAGATAATGGTAAGGTTATTGTTTTTGAATGAACCAATCAAATGCAATGATTCAAATAAAATAACAATTGACGGAGAAGAATATTTGATAAACCATATGGAACAGTTGAAATTCATGGAATATGTTGATGTCAATACATTGCTTGAACATGATAAACTGAACTATGCTGGTATTCTTTCAATCCTTTGTAGAAAAAAGAATGAAGAATATAATGATGATTATATCAATAATATTTTACAAAAAAGATTGGAAATGTTTGAGAAACAACCAGTTACAAACATCATGCCACTTATAGGTTTTTTTTTACTCTTGTCAAACTCATTCGAAGCACGTTTGCAGTCATATTTGACGGAAGGAAAATATCAAATAAACCAATTGCTGAAGGATATAGGAAATTCACTCAAAAATATGGGTTTCAAAAAATACTCTATGATTTGGCAAATGATTCGTTTGAAAAAGTTGCAGAAATTGGCAAACAGTATCTAACATCCGTTTTGTTTTATCTTACATACCTGAAAGACAAGAGTATGGCTGAGATGGAACAGGATGCACTAGAAGAACAAATAAGAAAATCAAGAAGATAAAATATGTTAAAACAATTAATAGAATATATTGGCTCTGTTGCATTAAAACATGTTGCAGTCAAACAATTCAAATATCAAAAACGAATAATGATAAATCAACAAAATAATAATGGGTATATTCAATTCATTATAGAGACAGACCCATTCTTTCAATTATTAAGAAGTGTCAACTTATTCACTGTAACATTAAATATTGATATTTTGGCTTTTCCTACAAGTGAATATTCTGTATTGGATTGCCAAGATGATTGTTTCACTGTTGGGAATGAAGTGTTGCATTACATTGATAGTGATGATTTATTTATGGGGCAGTTATCAGTATGGGATTATTCATTTTTAGCACTTGAAAATTTTACTGATGATAATGCAGCAGGACAAAGAATAAGTCTTGAATTGGTAATACCTGACCCTATTGATTTATGTAAATACATTGACAATTTCAATGAAAATGATATTGGTGTTGATATAACTGATGATGTTGATTTAAGCCATGCTTATCCTGAATCAAAATCAAATGATTTGATATTAAATCCAATTAAATTAAAAACTAAATCAGATAGTAAATAATTATGAATGAAGATACAGGAAAAGTAATTGAAGCCATTGTAAATGATATTGGAATGATAGTACATGAGGTATTTGCTGACAATGAAATATCAGAGAATATTAAAGTGCATAAAAATACATTGATAAATTCCAATATTGATAAAGATACAATTGTAAGGTTAAGGGGAGAAAATAGTCCAGTGATTGATATTATCCTTAATTCTTATATAGAATATATTGAAAGGGGTAGAGAGAGATGGCATACTCCTAAAGTACCTTGGGATGCATTAAGGGATTGGGCAAGGAGAAAACTTGGCAAGTCAGATAATACAACCCTTTACATGGTACAGAAATCAATTTATGAAAAAGGTATCAGACCAAGACCTATCCTGTATTATGTATTTGAAAGGATTGATAATAAATGGGATGGTGAATGGTCTGATAAATTATTTCAATCAATAATAAAAGATTTAATAGAATATTTTAACAAATGAACATAACATTAAATGGATTGGTCAATCCAAGTAACATAATAACATTATCTGATTGTCCTACTATATTAACAATAAGTGATGATGGTTATGGAGATAAAGCTATGTTAACAATTGAAGTAGCTAATCTTAATTCCGTTACTGAAGGTAATAATATTTATATTGAAATAAATGGTGAAAGAATCACATCTACATATGATTTAAATGAATTAATAAATAGAAATTTTTATATCAGTAATGATAATAGTTTGACTAATAAAGCATTTGTAGCTCAAACTATTGTTAATGCGTTAAGAAGTTGCCCTCAATTGGATGCAAACTATAATATTTATCAAGGCATTCAATCATCAACAATGTTATCAAATATAATATATGTTGTTGCTAAAGATATTGGCGGCAGAAACAATTTAACATATTCAACTAATGCAAGTTTAATATTTAATATAAGAAACACAATAGGAAGTTCAACAGGTGAATTATCATCAAACATAAAAACTATGGTAAGTGTTGATATATATGCATTATATGGAAACACACAACCAAGATTAGGTGGAGATACAGTTCCTAATGGAGAATATATAACAACATTGAGAAAACAATATTATAAAGATGAAACACATTTTGACTTATCGCCTATTTTAACAACATTAACTAATAATAATGATACAACGGCTTATTTGCTTTATTGTTATGCAACTATTGATAATAAATTGCAAACATTAGGACAAATAGGATATAATTATGTTGTGAATGGATATAGTGTCAATCAAGGTGGCACATATATACCTAATTTCACTAATGTTAAATTAGCTCAAAATGTTTCAAGAGGTACTTCAAGAACACCTATAAATTCTACAATACTTTATACCTATGAACCGAGAGTAGTTTTTAGTTTATTCAGTCAATCTAATATTAATTCTTTACAATTAACCGTTTCATATAAAGATAGTCAATTAAATGAATTGGCATCAGAATTAAAAACTATATTTATAACAAATAATTTAACTAAAATTGATTTGGGTTTAAATACTGTTAATTTTGGATTAGCCGATTATGTTGATATTTCAATTCCTAATCTTGGGGTATTAAGATATAATATATTGAAGCCAATAAATGCAACAATTGAAAATTATAGAATATTTTATAACAATTCATATGGTGGTATAAGTTTCTTTGACTTCACTGGAGATAGAAAAGAAGATAGGAAATTGACAGTTGACACTTATCAGAAACAATTGTTTGATTATTATAAAAGTTCATTACAAGAGTTGGAAAAGGTATATAATAAAGATACCACTATAACAGTGACATTGAAATCACACTTAATTCCAAAAGATGCAACATGGCAATTCTATGATATGCAGAACTCAACTAATGCATGGACTGAAATTAATGGAACAATATATTCAATAATAATAAATGATGTGAGCGTTGAAGAGACAACTACCGATGGTGTATATGAAGCAACTGTTAAATATACTTATTCTCTCGCAGATGATTTTAATTAAATTTTTAATCCCTTGTATTCAAAAAGCAAGGGATTTTTTGTTTCCAATATGTTTAAATAAAATTAATCAATATGTTACAAAAAAGACATTACATAAGTATTGTTGTAAATGGTAATGAAGTAGAACTTGAAAATCAAGAATCATTGAATTTAAGAATTAATAATGTAATATTTAATCCTACTGAAATTAATTCAAAACAAGGTGAATATTCATTTTCCTTTAATTTACCTATTACAAATAAGAATAGTAAAATATTTTCATATTCAAATAATTTATCAAAAGTTAATAAATTCAATAAGAAATATGAATGTGTAGTATATGCTGATGGTACTGAAATATTTAATGGGAAACTGATTGTTAAAAGTATCAGTGATGAATATTTCAAATGTAATATTTATACAGCGAAATTGAATACTCTGGATGATATATTAGGTGATTCTGTTTTAACAAATATTAAATGGGAAGTACCTTTTGAAAGTTATGAGACTATAAATGATGTTAATGCTGATTTAACAACCAAATATTATTTTCCATTGGCAAGCTATGGTGTGTTTCAAAAAGTGCCATCATCAACATCATATGATATTAATTCATATTCTCCAATTCATTTACTGGATAATACAACAAGATTCTATTGGGAGACTTTTATACCTTCTCATAATTTATTGGAAGTTGTTAAAAAATGTTTTGAATACAAAGGTTTTGAATGCCGAGGAACAATATTCGAAGATGCTGTTGCCAATTCAATTTATTTGTCATCAAATCTTAAAAGTGAACAACAACCTTATTATAATTTAGGAAATCCTAATTTTGGTAAAGTTGTCATAGATTATACATGGAGCAATTGGAAAAACATGAACAATGGTTCAAATAATAGATTAGGATATTTGGAAAATGACTTAACACATCAATATGACCCATATAATTCAGAATATAAAAATTTTGAAAAGGTATGTGTATATGATATATGGTCAACTGATAATAATAAATATAACAATATTGAGAACAATGGATTTATGTTCAGGGAAACAGACAATTGTATTGTTATTCCAAGTGACGGTTTATATGCTATTGAAATGGATGCCACTTTTGATATAAATAATGCTGATTCATCAAAAAGTGTATTGAAATATTATTGGAATAATGAAATAGATGGAGTTGACCAACATACAGTAAATGTTAATAAATCTTGGAATAATTATCCTATTGAAATACAATTAGTAAGAAACACTAATGATAATATTGAATTAATACATGGACCAATTCAAGAAAATGGAACAACCACAAATTATCCACATGAAGCAACCAATTCAACATCATCAAATTCAAATAGAACTATGTTGAATCAAGCGATTGTAACATTATATAACAAAGGTTATCAGACTAAAATAAATGAATTAATGGCATATGACCCTTGGGTTAGTGAAAATTTCATATGCGGTTTCAGTTCAATTTCAACATGTCCTTCTGTTATGAAAAATGGTTATAGTTGGAATAACACTATTGGAGTTAAAAATAATGTCAGATATTCAATGTCTGGATATTGGGGTGTTAATACTGAAAATGGGGTTACAACTTTTACCAAGACAAGTTTTAACAATAATGTTTTATATGGGGCTTCTGATAATTATTGTTCTTCAACTGGTACTTATTCAAAAAAAGGCAAGGTGAGTCTGGTTATGGAATTAAATAAAAATGACATTATCTCATTAAAGGCAGTTACTCGTTTTTATGAATTGGAAAGTGGTACTATAAACGACTATAATATCAATGTTTCAGGTAAATTAACTTTAAGGGCATTATCTCCAAAAGGTATAAATGAAATGGATTCAGGTAGATTGGATTTTCAAAGTAATTCACAATTTGGCGATAAGTTAAATCTTGCTAATTTTTTGAATGAAGAAACCAAAATGGCTGATTTTGTTAATAATGTAATAAAAGCATTGAATCTTGAATTTAAACAAGAAGGTAATATTGTTTATCTTAACAAACAATTTAAAAATATAAATGATATTAAATATTGTGTTAATATAGATGATAGGGTAAATTCAAAAGAAGCAACAAGTGAACCAATAGATTATCCATCCTCAATGCAAGTAAAATATTCAATTGATACAGAGGAAGAAGGTTTTTATCAATCTGTAAGCGAGAAACATATTAATGATGATGATTGGACAGATTGGGGAGAATATGGTTCAGAAAAAATAAATTTAGTAGATAGTGATGAAGCGAAAAGTGAGGAAGTGACATTGAATAATAGTTATTGTTGGTATGATGATTTTACATTGGTTAACTATGATTCATATGGTAATGAAATTGATAGAGTTACATTAAATTTACCTGTTCAAGCAAAAACTGAAAATATGGTTGAAGGTGCTAATTATGAGGAAATGGCAAAACAAGATGGAAGGTCTTTAAAACAAAGATGGTGGTTTAGAACATTACCAATACAATATAAAGTTAATATGATGAATAAATATCCTATTAACTTGGCAATACCTCAAAACACTAATGGTTATTTTACATTAAATTACTATAAAGCAGATAACACATTATTGACAAATTATTTCAACGTTCTACCAATGGCAGACAGTAACTTTGTTGAAGTGGAATGCTATTTATCACCTATTGAATATAAATCTCTTAGAAATGGTGCTAATGTGATATTTGACAGTGATGTTTATCTCATATCAGAAATAAGCGGATATGACCCAACAGGTAATAATAAAACTAAATTGAAATTAATTAAAAAGACATAATAAATATGTTTAATTAAAATTTAAAATCATGGCAAATGAAAAAAGAATTTTTACAATTCAAATAAATGGTATATCAGAGAGTACATCTGCACTCTCTGACCTTACCAAACAATTGGATGAATTGGAAAAGAAAATAAAACAACTTGAAAAAAGTAATGTTAAGATAAATACATCAAGCGGTTCAAGTGGTGGTTCAAAGGGTAATAAACAGCAACTAACAGAAGAACAGAAACTTCAACAACAAATCAACAAGGAGATTGAGAAACGTGCTGCAATGCAGACAAAGGAATATCAGGAATTGTTGAAACAGAAACAAGCTACCAAGGAAGTTGCTAGTTTACAAAAACAAGTAAGTGAAGGTAAAATAGAAATCAACGATGAAGGTGTAGCTGAATTTACCAATGGCATAAGTCAATTAAAAGCTCGAATTGCTGAATTAAAAGTTGAAGCTGCAAATGCTGTACCTAAAGATTGGATGGGTGGGGATTTACCTGAAAGAGTAAATGAAATAAATGCTGAGATTAAAAAAATGACCGATGCTCTTAAATCATTTGAACAATCACAAGGCACTTTCTCTCGTGGAGTGGGTGATTATTACAATGAATTTAAAAGGGCATTAGCTGATGCCAATAAAGAGATTGAAAACTCAGGTAAAAGGCTTCAAACACTCCAATCAAAGAAAACCGCATTACAAGGCTTAATTAACACTGCAAAGGCTGGGACTGAAGAGTGGGAAAACTATAAAAAAGAATTAGAAGAAGTAAATAAAGAAATCAATTCACTTGGTGGCAAATTAAGAGCAGAGGATATTATCAATCCTAAAGTAGTCATTACTGTAAATGATTTGAAACTTGAATTTGATGACCTTGGTCAATCTGTTTCAGTACTGGAAGATAAGTTATATCAATTAAGAATTGAAGGCAAAGCCAATACTGAAGAATATCAAAATATTGTTAATGAATTACAAAAAGTAAAACAAACAATAAGAGAAACAGATGATGAAATTGATGCGTTGACATCAAGGACAAGAGGTTTGGATATGGTTGTTGGTGCATTCCAAGGGCTTACTGCTGCCATGCAGGTAGGTGCTGGTGTTGCTGGTTTGTTCGGAAAGTCAGAAGAGGACTTGCAAAAGACTTTACAAAAAGTTACTTCATTGATGTCAATTGCACAAGGATTACAAGAAATCCATAATCAATTGACACAGAAAGGAACATTATTGAACAAGGCTTGGCAATTATCACTTGCAGGTGCACAGAAAGTAATTAACTTGTTCAGTAAGACACAGAAAGCTGCCACTGCTTCAACTGTTACCAATACAAGTGCAATAGCTGCAAATGCTGCTGCTACCACTGCCACTGCCACAGCCACAACAGTAGCCACAACAGCAACCAAAGTATTCACTATTGCAATGAAAGGTTTGAAATTGGCTATCGCTTCAACAGGTATTGGTTTGTTGGTTATTGCATTGGGTGAATTGGTAAGTTGGTTGATGAAAGGTTCTGACCAAACTGAAAGATTTGAAAAATCCATGAAAAATATGGAATCTCAAATAACAGCAACATCCAATCGTTTAAAAAGTTCATTTTCAAATATTGATATGTCTATTGCTCTTGGTAATGAAAGTGAATTAAATGGATTGTTAAGAAAATTAAAAGAAGTTGAAAGTCAATATTCTTCAATTGGTAAAATAATTAGAGATATTGGTATTAAACAATATTTAAATAGTGGTACAAATAAATATATAGAAGAAGCTAAAAAATATGGTACTGAATTGGAAAATGTTTCTAAAAAGTATGATAAGGTATTAGGCAAACAAAAAATAGGTATAGAGAACACTAAAGATTATGAAAATGAATTATCTGACATACAAGCTTCATATGTTAAATTATTGACAGCATCGTTAGATGTTGTTTCCAATACAGAAAACCAACAAAGAGCTATGCAGCAATTAGTTTACATATATAAACAATTGAATGAAACTGCTATTGGTAAAACAGTTACTAGTAATCTTGAAAATATTTTACCAAAAAAAGAAGATGCTGAACGCTTGAATAATTATTTAACAATTGTAAACGAATTTGGTGAAAAATATATAGGTATTGAAAATGATATTAGGAAAAAAGTAGCTGATGTTAGAAAAAAAACTGAAGAAGATGGGCTTGAAGCTATTGATAATGAATATAAAAGACGGTTAGCAGAAATTAAGAAAAACCGTGAAGCCGAATTAAAAGAAGTTTCACATGTGAGAATGAACATCACAAATATAGCTGGGCTTGGAACGGCTGATATTGATTTGAAAGAAGCTGAAGCTGCCATCAATAAAAAGTATGACAGACAAGAACTTGAAGCAAGAAAATCATTTGCAAAAGAAGTTGCCAATGTTGAAAAATCTATACAGAACAACAAGATTTCAATAATGAAAGAGGGATTAGATAAAACAATCGCTCAGTTGGAATTGAATAGAAAATCTGAGATAGAAGCAGCAAAGGAAACTGGTATTAAAATAGGTGAGCAGACCAAAGCTATCAATGCAAAATATGATGCTGAAATCCTTAAAGCAAAGGAAGATTTCTATAAAAGAAGGGAAGAAGCTTTCAAGCAATTTGCATTGAATTATAAGAACATTGCCAATAGTTTTGCATCTGCTGAATATGAAGCAAATGTACAGGATGCGAATGTATCAAGTCAAGAAAAACAAGGTTCTTTAACATTTGATACTGATGCTACATTGAATGCTTCAGTTGAAGCTCAAAAGAAATACAATGACGAAATTGTAAAATTAAAAATGGAAGCTATCAATCGTTTGAATGAACTTGATAAAAACAGGTCTATTGACACAATGTTTAATGATACAAGAAGTGAAAACGAAAGATATGCTGAAAGATTGAAAGTCATTGAAGATTACCATAAACAAGGTTTGACATCTGAAGCTGAATATAACAAGCAATTGGAAGAAGAGAAACAGCAACATAATGACATGTTGATTCAAATAGAAACTGACGGTCAAAGAGCTATTGTTGACATTGATAAAAAATATAATCAGGAAAGACAGAATGCCTTAGCCGATTCCAATGCTAATGTTATAAGAAGTTATAATGAATATTTCAATGAAATAGCAAGGCTTCAAGATACTTCCACTTCAACCCATAAACTGACAGGTATCATTGATTATAAGTCAACAAAACAGAACTTGGAAAAAGTTAAGAATGAATATAGTAATTTATTGAAACAAATTAATTTGGAATATGATAAATTACAGAAACAATTCGATAATAAGGAGATTTCATTCAATGACTTCCAAGAAGCCAAGAAAGAGTTGAAGGATTTGGAACAAGCAACTAAGGATGCTGGTAAAAATGTATCGCAAAGTATGGATGAATTGATTTCAGTCACTATACAAAGTTATACACAAATGCTTGGTCAAGGTTTGCAACTTATAGCTGAGATATGGCAGACAATATCAGATATGCGTGTAGCTGCTATCGAAGCACAAATTGAAGATTTGGAAGATGAATATTCAGAACTTGAAAAGGCTTATCAAAAACAGGAAGAATTAGTACAGAAACACACTGATAAAGTAAGTGATATTGAAAATGAATTGAAAACCGCAAGAGGTGACAGAAGGGCTTATCTTGTTGAACAATTAAATTCTGAAAGAAGAGCGCAAATTGAAGCTCTTCAAGAGGAAGAAAATATCGAAAGAAAGAAACAGCAGAATGAGAAAAAACAAGAAGCATTGGACAAAAAACGTCAAAGAGAACAAAAGAAAGCAGCAAAAGCACAGGCTATTATATCAGGGGCTTTGACTATTGCAAATGCTTTGGCAACTGCACCATTTATTCCAGTAGGTATAGCAATGGGAGCATTGGCAACAGGTCTTGTTGCTGTTCAAATAGCTAAGATTAATTCAACTCAATATGCAGATGGTGGTTTATTGAATGGTAAACCTCATTCACAAGGTGGCATCCCTGTTGGCAACACTGGTATTGAAGTTGAAGGAAATGAATATGTTGTAAATAAAAAATCAACACAAGCAAATCTTCCTTTGATAGATTATATCAATTCTAATAGAAGAAAGTTGACAAGAGATGATTTAATAAATTTCTTTGATAACGGTAAACAAGGATTGATAAATAAAGGTATCAGAACTAAATTTGCTGAAGGTGGTCAATTACCTGAAGTTGGAGAAATAGATGTTAAGTCACTTATCAACTATGAACCAGAACAAGATAATCAAGTTATTCAAGTACAAGTAGTTGATATTATCAATGCTACTGAAAACGTTAAGAAGGTACAGGTAATGTCTGGATTGTAAAAGGAAAAGGGAGTGATTAATCACTCCCTTTCTTGTTCATTATGGTATCTGAAAATATAATCATTGCATTGCTTATATATGCCTTTACAAACCTTTATTATATTACTTTGATTTACCCCTAATTTTCTTTCACATTCTTCAATTGAAGGGAATGTTGTTATATAATTCATGTTTAAATCACACACATCAATTGGTTTACTTTTTATAACATCATTAATTTGTTTTATTTTAGATAGTTTGTTTCTATTTCCATAATTATTATTATATTTAGCAGTACACCATTCTAAATTATTTACATTATTATTATCCTTATTTTCATCTTTATGATTAACTTGTGGTAGTTTATTGGGGTTTGGAATAAATGCTTGTGCAACTAAGCGATGAATAAGATGATGTTTTCCCTTTCCATTTTTATACAAATGTACTCTGCAATAACATTTTGTATAATCTTGTGACATAATATGATTTTTATTATTTTTAACTCTACCAAAGTTGCTTACTTGGTAGTTCTCATACCCTTCAATGGGTTTCCAAATTTCTATATATTCTTGTTCCATATTATTCTATTTTAAAATTAATGTTTGCAAAAATAAGAAAAATAATAATATCAACAAAATTATCTTAGTTAAAATATGTTTATTAAAAATTAATTAAAAAATAAATGGAGACAGTAGTAACCTATTTAATTGTTGGTGTCAGTTCAGTTCTATCTTACTTACTGGCTCACAAACATATATTCCCGTTAATAATAAGTTGGTGGAAGGAACATAAGGATAATAAATTGAAATATAAATCTGATTTACAAGCAGTTGAAGAAGTAAGTAATAATATATATGCTAATCAGATAAAATTTCTTAACGAGCAAATTGATTCTCTTCAAGATATAATTTCGTCAAAATCAGAAGAATTAAAAAAACTTTATGATGAATTATCTAGAATGAGAATAAGAGTTAAGAACATTGAATTGGAACTTATTTCAACAAAAGAAGATTCAGTTGTTTATTTACAAAATTGTTGTTCAAAAAAGGATTGTCCTATGCGTGTTCCTTGCTCTGATGCTGACAAATTAATTGACAAATACATCGGTGCTTATGAAACAGAGGGAGAAGGAAAAATTTAAAATATTGACATTACTTATTATATCATTACTTTTTAATATTGGAATGTCTATTCATATAGGTTATCATCATACACATCCAGATTATATTGTAAAAACTGAAATAAAAGTTGATACTATTATTGAAACAAAATATGAGACAGATACAATTATTATTCCTGACACTTTATATAAATATAAAACTATTGTTATCAATGATACCACTTACATCGAAAGACGTTATAATGATTACCTATTTACTGACGATTATTATACTCTTTTTATCAATGCTGTTGATTTGAATAAATATAAATTAGATATACATAAAACTGACACTATAAGATTCACAAAACAGGTTGAAGTTCCAATATATGTTAAACCAAAGGAAAAACATTGGTATTATGGTATTGGTGTAGGAGTTGGTTATGGTTTATTTAATAAAAAACCAGACATCTATGTTGGTATTAGTGCAGGATATAAATTCTAAGATATACACTGTTTATTGTTTGACACTGGGCATCGCTACCAAAGACGCAAGGACTGTGCAGGGGAATGGGGTGTAACATTCCCCTTTTTAATTTTAATATGTTTATTTAAAAATAATTAATATATGGATGATTTGTTTTTAAAGATGATACCTGTTATCCTGAACAATGAATGTGGTAAGGGTAATGGTTATGTAAATGATAAAGATGACAATGGTGGAGAAACAATATTTGGTATATGCAAGAAATTTTATCCTAAATTAAAAATATGGGAATCTCTTGAAAAATTGACATATGTTAAAGATAAGAAATCTTACCAACCGACAGAAGAAGAAATGGATGAAATTTTCAACCTATATTATGTGAACTATTATAAACCTTGTAAGACAAATCTTTTCAATGACCCTGAACTTGGATTACAGGTATTTGATATGGCAGTCAATGCTGGTGTAAAAACATCAATCAAACTGCTTCAAAAACTTCTTAGAATTCCACAAGACGGTATTTGTGGTAGACAGACTATCAATACTGCTAATGTGAAACATGGTGTGTTGGAAGGTTTTAAAATAGCAAGAACGGATTATTATGTTGATATTTCAAAAAGAGGTAATAATAAGAAATTTCTTCAAGGATGGGTGAACAGGGTAGCCAATACACATCTGTAAAATTTACATTTTAATTAATATGTATATATAAAAGGGTTTAAAAAATGTTACAATTAAAAAAGAAAAAGAAAATCAAATGTTATGACGTTAGCATGGATAGTGATGTGATTGCAATATCATTGGTTGATGACCCTGCAATTGAATCAAACTTTATAGCCCTTTCCAAAGAAACTCCTAAAGTAATTTATCTTGAAAAAGAAGATAAGCATTTAATAATTGGAGCAGTTCTTATTCCTGACAAACCAATATATCGAAATCAAGACGGTGAGGAATTTTATATTCAATTTTCAAAAGAAACTATTGAGAAGTTAGCACATGATTATCTGATACATGATAGAAACAGTTCTGTAACAGAACAACATGACAGAATAGTTGAAGATGTGTATTTAGTTGAAACATGGTTAAAAACTTCTGAAATGGATAAATCCAACGAATATATGGATGTTCCAGTGGGCACTTGGATTGCAGCCATGAAAGTGGAAAATGAAGATATATGGAGTAAAGTCAAGAATGGTGAATTAAAAGGATTTTCAATTGAATCATTTGTTAATTTGAATGAAATAATGTTAAATAAAATAGAAAATAAAGATATGGCTAAAGAAGTTAATATGGAAGCTATACAGGTTGATGACAACTTTTGGGACAAGTTAAGAGAAATCATTTCAAAGGCTATGGGTAAACCACAAGAATCAAACGAAGTTGAAAAGACTGTTGGCGAGATTGTGGACGAAATGGAAGTTGAAGGTGGCTCTAAAGACGAGAAACCAAAAGTAGTTGAACAAGCTGACCAAGCGGAAGAAGTTGTTCCTGCAATTGACGAACAAGTAAAGGAAATTGTTGAGGACATCAACGAAAATGCTGATTCTGAAGAAGAAGCAAAAGAAGATTTACAGGCAGTTGTAGATGGGCTTCGTGAGGAAATAGCTAAGAAAGATGCTGAAATCGAACAATTGAAAAAAACAAATGCTAAATTATCTAAACAACCAAGCACTAAACCAGTAAAAGCTGAATTGGGAAGTCAAACTTCAAATATGGAAGCTGCTTTGCGTTGGGCAAGAGGTGATTATAAATTAGCAAATAAATAAGAATAAATAGTAAAAAATATTAAATAAAATGGCAGATTTTATTAATGTAGAAAACCTTACATACTGTGGTAAATATGCACAGGAAATAATGGTAAAAGAATTATATGAATCTAATTTAAGAGGTTATGGTTTCACCTATATGCCAGGTGTTAAATACAAACAACAAATTGTAACAGGAAATGTTGGTGACTTGTTCCAAGCATACACATGTCCTTTCTCACCATCAGGTGATGTTACTTTAAGTGAATCTTGGATTACTCCTGTTGTAATAAAAGTTAACTTGGAAAACTGTTATGATGATTTCTGGAAACTTTACATGAGTGAACAAACTGAAATCTCTTTAAATGGTGGTATTCCACAAATGTTCTTCGAATGGTTCTTCCAATCAAGATTGTTAGTTGAGCTTCGCAGAGAATATGAAGATATTTTCTTCAATGGTGACACTGCATATACAGGTAGCAAAAACTACTTAAAATTAGTTGATGGACTTATCAAACAAATGGGTGCTGATGCCAACACAAAACATATCAAAGGAACTGCTTTCACAGTTGATAATATTTTAGCACAAGTTGAAGCATTATCAATGGCTGTGCCTGAAGATGTTGTATTGGATGATTTCAAGATTTTCATGAACATCAATGATGTCAGAGTATTGAAAGCTGCTTTAGGTAAGAGTTCGCCTTTAACTGTTGACATTTGGAGTAACTTTACTCGTGAAGGAGAAAGAATCTTTGTTAATGGTATCGAAGTCGTTGCAACTCTTCAAGCAAGAAATTCAATGATTATGGGTCCTGCTAAAAACATTGTATTAGGTTATGATGTAGCTGATTCTGAAGTTCAATACAAATTGATTGATATGAGAGAAACTACTTTGGACAATACTTTCCGTGTAGGTGTTATTACTAATATCGCAATCGGTTATGCTTATCCAGAATTGTTTATAATCTCTACACCTGAATTGGAAAACAACTAATCATTGTTAAAAAATCATAATATTGGATAGTTGAAAATATACTATCCAATATTTCAATAAAATAATAAAAATTAAAATATATAAAATATTATGGCAGTTTGTCTATTAAATCAAGATATTTTACTTTCAACCGCTTGTGGTTATTCATTGAAACAGATTACTGACTTGTATTTAGCTAATTACAGTGATGTAACGGCTACTACAATTGGTAAACCAACAGGTGAAGACACGACAGGTGTTGAAGTATTAACTATTACAATGAAAGCTGATGCTAAGTTCTATCACATAGAACCAGCTAAAGATTCAGCAACATATGACGATGCATTACAAGTTGGTGATGGTGGTTCTAAATATAGAACTTCAACTGTTACTTTCAATATCAGTGGTGCTTATACTCCTGATATGGTAGATGTTATTGATGCTCTTTCATTAGGACGTTACATTATCGTTGCTAAGTTATCTGATGGTACTTATGTAATGTTTGGCCGTTTGACTCCTATGGAAGCAAATGCTACTTCATTACAATCTGCTGCTGAAGCAACAGGTTTCAATGGTATCACAGTTACATTTACTAATAACAACACTGAAGCTCCACTTCCATTAAGTGCAGCAGCTATCAATACTGTTTTAGGTCAAGGCGCAAGTGCATGAAGAGCAGCAACAAATGTTGCAAGTAAGACGAGAAGTAAAAAAACAAAATAGTTTTAAGGGATGTAGAATGGCTACATCCCTTTTTTGTTTCCAATATGTTTATTTAAAATAATTTAAAAAGAACATGATAACAGATTACAATTTACAGTGTAGTTATCAAATTGGTACTTTAAAAGATAAAATATTTTTATTACCATATGATGAAACCACTTCAATAAACTATAAAATAGATAACAATAAAATTAATGTAACAGGAATAAATTATCAGAGTTGTTATACAGTTGAAGGTATAAATGTTATATTGAATGAAACAGAAAGTTATGATAATCGTTTTAAATTTGCGACAACAGTTTCGATTAGTATTAAAGAAGAATTATATAAAGATAATCTTGATGCTTTCAATAAATTAAGGAATAAGAAATGGTTTGTTATAGTTGAGAATTATAATAATAGCCAATTCATAGCAACAGTTGATTTTCCAATGATGTTTGAATATAATTATTCATTTACAACATCAAATGAGGAATCACATACCAACACACTTACATTTACAGGTCTATCAAACATCCCTGTAATGATACTGGATAATCCTTTAACAAATATTAATATATTTGGTCTTATTTCCAAATCTTGCTTTTATAATATTGGTAATATCAAGGACTTAAAATTATGTAATTTTAAAAATACTTTAATCAAAAAGAATGTTAATGGATATGAATTTGATAATATTTTTGTAAATGGTGGAGAAACATATCATACTGTTGAATTTATTAAAAATACATTTTCTTTTACAGAGCAATATAAAAATAATAAATTTACTTCAACATTAACATTTTCAATACCATTAAGTGATTATAAGTATATATTCCATTATAATTTAATAGAGTTTAAAAAGAATAGATATACTGTTGTGTTCAGAACTGATAATGGTAATGTATTTGCTGCTGGTTTTGAATATGGTTTTTTTCCAAGTTATACAATTCAAACAAGTGAAGAAGTAAATACATTGAATACTATTACCATTACACTGAAACATGAAGGTGATATGCCTTTATTCATGTCAAGAAAAAATGATAGTGATATTTATATTGTTGATGAAAGAGTAACATTTGTTCCAAAAAAACAGATAACAAAACCTAATGGTGATGTTATTTCAACCGAAATATGCATCAATGAGACCCAAGCAATCAGAACATTACTTAACGAGCAAACTGTAACGGGTGAAGAAACAGACAGATATTGGTGTCTTAAAGGATATGAAGATATGTATTCATTCCTTAATATTGTTGGAACATACACAGAAGAAGATGATTTCGGAATACAATTGATAATAAATTCTAACAAATGTTCAAAAGAAAGTGAGACTGAATGTAATTTTGAATTAAATCCACCATCTTCAATTACATTATATGTACAAGACCAACAAGTACAGTTTCAATTAAAAGGAACATGCGGTTGGACTGTTACAAAATTCCCAACATTTGTAATGGTAAATCCAATGCAAGGTATAGCTAATGATAGTGTAACAGTTACAGTAACAGCAAGAGTAAATCCTTCAGAAAATGGAGAACAGGGAGTTATTGAAATAATATCAGGTAATAAAAAATATGAAATTCAAGTAAATTTAGTCCCTCTTGGTGATTGGATTTCTCCTGATATATTTAATATCACTGCTCAAAAACAAGTGGTTAGTTGTTTTACTACTTTATCTTCTTCAAATATTGAATTGGTAAATACTGACGGATGTGTAGTTTCATTTCAAGGAAATACAGTAAATATTACAGTTCCAGAAAACCCTAATGAATATCCAAGAACCAAAACCATAACAGTTAAAAATAGATTGACAGGAATACAAAAACAGATATTGATAAATCAGGATAAATTATACACTGAATGGAGATGGTTATCAAATGATGACATTATTTGTAATGGTATAATATCTTATCAAAAATTAACTAAATTTAAAGGTTATACATCAACCACTGTTAATATTCAAACATCTGAAACCAAGCAAGGTGACAAAGTATTAGATAATGACAGCAGATGTTATGTTGAAAAGATTGAATGGAGAGCAACTACTGAAACTATGTGTGACGGAAGCAATCTATATTATGTTGAAGAAGAATGGAAATCAATTGATGGTGGACTCACTTTTACTGCCACTGGCAAAACAAGAAAAGGAAACTTGGTTGAAACAAATTCTCCAACTTGTGATAATAGATATTCTTGGGTTGATAATAATGAAACTATATGTGTGAATGGTAATTTATATCAGAAATTGGAAAAATATTTTAATAATGGTACATCATTAGTTCCAACAGGTGATGTAAAGACGGGAAAACTATTGGAAGTTCAATCTCCATCTTGTTTGAATCCTGAACTTAATATTATTAAATATACATTCTGGTATCATAATATATCAACAACACAACCATTAACCAATCTTAAAATACAAGCATCCACAGACTTTACAATAAATTGGGGTGATGGCACTTCAAGTAATTATCTTGCAAACGATTATGAAAACCTTAATGTTTGTTCACATATATGGACTAAAGCAACCCCTGCAAGCGGAAGCAATTGGCATGAATATACAGTACAAATAAGTGGTGGTATTCTAAATTTATATTTGGATAAACCAGACACAACAAAAACAACTGATTTTTATTATGCAGCAATTGATGTTGAAAAAGGAACTGAATTAAGATATATTTACATGAACACCACAAGATTGAAAGATAATTCAATCAATCTATCAACTTGTGAGAAATTGATTTCATTCCAAATGATAAATAATTATGATACAAAAGGCTTGACATCATTCACATATCCTACTTATTCAATGATGGAATATCTTAAAATAGGTAATGAAAGTTTCAATATAAGAAGTTACATTAACACAGGACAATTGCAAACAATTGTTGATAATCTTCCGACATATTCAAATGACAAACATGGAATTATTGATTTATGTTATAATCCTGATGATAATGGCACTGAATATGGCTGTGGCATTGATGAAACACCTATAAATACAAAACAATGGCATAAATCAAACGAATGTTGTAGGGTTGATGGTAGTAAGAATTATAGATTGATTGAAACAGGTGATTTCATTTGCGATACTGAAAATCATATTAAATATGCAGAAATGAAATTACAATACTGTACATACAATGCAAGTACTGGATATTGGTCTGCTTGGCAAGATGTCACTCCAATAGAATTATATTATGGAGATATATTGGAAATTGACAGTACTGATTGTGGCGGTGGAAGTCAAGAAAATATTAAGTGGGAATTAAGAACTGATTTATATGAATGTGATGGTTTTGATTCATATTATCAGGAACAGAAATTCATTTCAACAGATGGTGTAAATTATAATCCAGCTGTTCCTGAAGAATTCAGACGTGGTAAATTGAAATTGAAGAATGACCCTTTATGTGGGTATGTTCCACCAATATTGCCATTATACAGATATGATACTGTATTAGGTGATTATATTTGTGGAGATGAATACACATCACCTGAAATACCATCACAAACAGGTAATTTTAAGATGACATTATTCAAGCCCACAACCATAACAATACCTTTTGATGGTAATGCAATGATAGTTGATTGGGGGGATGGTACTATCAATACAGGTACTAATACCCACACATATGCATCAGAACAGATATACACAATACAAGTAAAAGGTGTCATCAATCAAATGGGAAGTATAGGAGAAATATCTAATAGACTTAATTTCCAAAATACATTAATTAGAATTGATTCATGGGGAAGTCCTGATACAATACAAATAGTACCATCAAATCTTTCAATTGCAGGTTCTTTTTCTGGATGTAATCAATTGGCTATATGTGCTGATGATACATATGGGGTACTTAATGGATTAAAAGTGTTTTATGCTGTATTTTCAGGATGTTATACATTATATGGTAATTCTTTGAGAATACTTGGAAAAGAAGTATATGATATAGATGGGGTTAATGTAGATACAATGTATTGCAGATGTACAGAACTTTCAAATTATGATTATCTTAATAAGAATCATAATAATATGGTAATATGTTAACTAACATTAAATGGGAGTAATCATACTCCCATTTTTGTTTTTAATATGTTTAATATAAATAAAATAATATAATGGCAGAATATACTAAATATCAGAAAAAACAATTATATTTTTCAACTGATAATGGAGTGACTTGGAAACCATATAATCCACCTGTATATAAAAGAGGGGATGTTATTGAAACTAATTCTCCTGATTGTGGTTATTCAGAACCACAATACAGATGGTATGGAAATGATACATCTGATTTCATATGCTCCAATTTTAACAAGTATTATAGAGAATATTATCAAGTATCTAATGATGGTGGCAAGACATGGCAAAATGTTGAACCATTGCAAACAAGGGTTGGTGGTCTCATAGAACAAAATTCATATGACTGTGATTATGGAGTTACTTGGGAGATAGTTGATGGTTCATATGTATGTGTCCTTGCATCTGAAACATTCAGATGGGTTGAATCAGGAACAATGTGTGATGGCAATAATTCTTATCAAAGAATGATTCAACAGGTATCATATGATGATGGAAAAACTTGGACTGATGTTGCTGGTACTGAAATGAAAGGCGATTTGATTATGTCACCATCTCCTGATTGTTCTTCTTATGAATTTACTTGGAATGAAACAGGAAATCTGATATGTTGTGGAGAAACATCTTATAAAGAATTGATATACCAATATGATGATAATGGCACTTGGAAAGATGTTACACCTATCCAAACGAAGAAAGGTGACTTAGTAACAGGTGAGTTCGGAATATGTATTTTGGAAATGGATAATACAAATATTACAAATGTAGGAGAAATAAATCCATATCAAGGAGAAATGCAAGATTATTTCAAAGTTGGTAATAAATTATATGCCATTCAACCAAATGAAGCACAAGCAATTCAGTCACAAACATATACATTATATGAATTGAATACAAATGATTTTGTTAATCCAACTAAATCAACAAGAATTTTAAGATATGGTGGTGGTAATCCTTCCACATGTTCTCCATATAAACCTGAAGGAAATAAGGATTATTATTCAAATGGTGGCAGAACAATATTAGGTGGTGAATACAATATAAAATCTGATAATGGCTATACACAATGTTATTGTTATATCGAACCTGATGTCAATTCAAATTTGATAAAATATATTGATGTTAGTGAGAATTGGAATGAAAGATATAATACAGATTATAACAAGCCACCATTTATATATCCTGCTATGACCACAGCAACTTTCAATTTAACAACTAAAAAAGATATTGAAGGTAGAACATTTACTGTTGTTCAAATAAATGGACAAGATTTTAATCTTCCATATTCTATTACAGAATGTTCATATACAAGTGGTAATTTCTTATTTTTACCAAACAATTCAACATTTGCATTTAAAGGCAAACATGACGGGAAAATAAAATTATTTGTAATATACAATAATAAACTTTATTCAATAACACCTTCAGAAATAGAAATCAAATTGAGAAGTGTTTATGGGGAAAGATTTGATTCATATGATGATTCAATGAATGTTTATTACATTTCAAATGATGGTGTATGCTATGTTAATTGTGGTATAATGTTGAAAAATGAATCTGTAAGGAGATATGATGTTGTTGGTATAAAATTAAAAGCTGCATCAAATGATTGCCATGAAGGTGAAGGTGCTAAACCTGTACCAGACCCAACACCAAAATTTACAACAAGGGAATATGATATTACTAAATTGGAAGAGACAATAAGCCCTCAACCTATTTTAAATATTGTTATAACTCCTAATTTTCCATATAATAATACAACATATTCATTCTCTACTGTATATGATTTATATAATCAAAAAATGTTGAATGCTATAACAGCTTATTATGATTATGAATATTATCAAAATATAATAAAAGATGATGGTACTATGTTATGGGATGAATGGAAAAAATGCAGAAAAGATTTTACACATATTTATGAAAATTATATCATATGTGGAAATTATAGATATGAACTTAATAATGATGATGAACCCATTTTATTACAAGTAAACGACCCTGCTACATTTTATGGAAAATATGCATATAATACCAAGGATAAAATAATTGATATAACCACAAATCAAATTGTTGATATTCAATTACCAATAGTAGAAACCCATAACCTAGGGCAATATAATGGATATAACTCTATATTATATTATCTAACACAATATAATATAGATACAATGTATGCAAATAAAATTAATTTTAACGCACCTCAGATGCCTTATTGGACTGTTCTTGTTGGGTGTGATAATAAATATTTATATACAAGACAAATTAATAATAATCCTAAAACTTTTAATAGATTTGGTTTTGTAGATGTAACTCAAAATAAAATTTTCTTTTCAACTCATAAATATAATGATAATACTACATATGATAGAGATATACCATTAGCAATGAACGATAATAAAACATATTATATAGTTTATAAAGACCAAAATAATTATTATTTAAGAAAATATCAGATATAATGGCAAAATACAATAGATATTACAGAGAACAGAAATATTACTTAGGTCAACCAGTAGACCCACCTGTTTATAGACAAGGTGGGTTATATGAACAAAATGTTGAATATGAAACACAAGAAGAATGTGAAATTGGAACTATTATACCACTTCCACCATTAACAACACCTGTGTTACCAACAGTGAACATAACATATAATATACCAGATGAAACGGAAACTATTGAAGTTGATTTAGGTCATCAATTTAAATTGGATAGTGTAAATTACATTATGACTGATGATGGTATGAAATTATTGGTTTATGGAAATCCTAAATATGCAAATGAATTTGTTGGGGTTATTATTCAACCTAACGGAGAACAAATTATTGATGTAGATGCTACAAATGATATATTTGGATATGAAGGTTATTCATTGAATCCTTTATGTTGCCAAACTTTTTATTATTCAAATAATGTCATGAAAATGATATTACATAAAGAAGTAAACAATACTCATGAATATATTATAGTAAATATCAACATGACTAATGGCAACATAGAAACACAAGTGTTAGATAATTTTATATTCGATAATGCTTGGGGTGATATATATGCAATTGATAATGAGTATATTTATACAAAAAGATATGTATATAATTACACAAAAGATGAAATAATATACAATAATTTAGCAAGGGATAACGGTTATTTTTATTTTAATTCATCAAATGAATTGATATATTATTGGTATAAATCTTATTCAGTGCCATCAGATATATCAAGAGGTACTGAAATTGAAATATTCAATATGAAACAAAATAATAGATACTTATATACCCCATCTTTATTCAATTTAGAATATTTTGGAGAATATAATTCTGCATTCCCATTTATTTGTGATATATATTACAGAAATTATCCTGAAAATATAATACAAATACATGATGGAACGACATTATATAATTCAAGTAAACAGTTTAATGACAGATTTATCAATTATGGAGATGCTTGTTACTATCAACCTATTGTAAGTAATTCAGTATGCACCATATATAAATCAGTATTTGAACAAGTTTCTTAATAATATGTTTATAAAAGAAAAAATAATAAAAAATGGCTACTATAACAAGACAAGGTAATAGTGTAGTGATAGTAAATGGGGAAATTACCAATCAATTTCCACTTAATACTATATTTGCTCACATTGATAAAAATTCTCAAAGTTTAGATATTAAACTTAGAGCTTCAAGAAAGACAATAATGTCACTTGATTACAGAGATGTTACTGAACCAGCATCAACAAGTGCTGAAGATTTATTAACAAAAGTAACTCCTTTATTCTATGCTTAAATAATGTTGGTAAGTAGTGCTTACTGACTTAAATAAATTAATATTAAAAATGATTAAAATTTCAAAGAGTGGAAACTCTATTTTAGTTGAAGGTTTGGATAATGTATTTTATCCTGACAATGGGAAATTGACATTTCCAAGCAATTCGTTGATTTTAACAATTGATGAATCAGAAATGGCTACATTCAAAAGTGCAGCCAACAATGATGTTATGTTTTCTGGTTTAATTGAAAACATAACAATCAGTGGAGAAGCTGTTACAAAAGATGATATTATTAGTAAATTTGGGGTCGTTGCTTATTCATCTGGTGGCGGTGGTGGAACAGGTGCAGTGGATTCAGTGAATGGGCAAACAGGAGATGTTATTATAACTGCTGCTTCATTGGGAGCTATCACTAAAGCTGATGCTGACAAAGAATATGCAACGAAAACTGAATTGGAAGAAAAACAAGAAGTTTTCCAAGTTAATGCTCCTATGTCATTCAATAGAGATGAAGCAACACAAGACTTGCATTTATCAATCAATTTGGATAATTATGCAACAAAAAGTGAACTTCCTGATGTATCTGATATGGAAACTAAAACTAATGCAGCAGCAACATATCAGGTAAAAGGTGATTATGCACTTAAATCAGAAATTCCAGACATTTCCAATTTAGCAACCAAAACAGAAGTCAGTGCTTTATCAGCAGAAGTGGAACATAAGGCTGACAAAGCAACCACTTACACAATGACTGAGGTTGATGAAAAATTGGGCAAGAAACAAAATACATTAGTTGCAGGAGCTAACATAATATTAGGCGAGCCAGACCCAACAACAGGAAATGTAACAATTTCAGCGACAGGTGGAAGTGAACCTGTGGATGCATATACCAAGAGTGAATCTGATGCAAGATTCCAAGGTAAACTTACTGCTGGTTCTAACATTACAATCAGTGAAGATAATGTTATTTCTGCTACTGGAGGGGGTGGAGAAACAGGTGTAACATCTGTTAACGGTCAGACAGGTGATGTTACATTAGAAATTCCAACTGCTCAGACTGAACAAGAAGGTAATTCAAATAATTATGTTTATTCTGATAAAGATAATAGAGTAATTAGGAAAATTATACCAAATCCATTGACAAATTCAGTTCAATTGGAAGCTGTATATTGGGGCGGAAATGGTTATGATGGTTCAGGTATTATTTCAGGTGCAACAACAAGTAAAGCAGGTGTTATGTCATCAGCAGATAAAACCAAATTGGATTCTATTGATACAGCAGAAATAGAACAAGTAATTGGTGAGGTTGCTGCACTTCAAACTGATGTCGAAGGAAAACAAGATACCTTGGTTTCAGGTACTAACATCAAGACTATTAATGGCGAATCAGTACTTGGAAGTGGTGATATTGTAATATCAGGTGGTGGAAGTACAGATTGGAATGACATAACAAATAAACCAACTATTCCAAGTGCACAAGGTGGTTCTTCTGGAACTAATGCTCAATATATATATTCCAGTAAAGATAGCTTAAATTACAGAAGTGTAGCATCTCAAAGATTAGTACAAAAAGGTGGCTATACCTCAATGGAATATTGGTATTGGGGGCAAAGCGAAAAAGAAGCCACTACTATGGATTTTCCATATGCAACTTCAACAAATGGGGGTTCTATGTCACCTTCTGATAAATCCAAACTTGATGGCATTCCTTCAATACAAGTTTTAACACAAACCGAATATGATGCATTACCATCAAAAGATGCAAATACTTTGTATTTCATTAAAGAATAATTTCAAATAAATTTACATTAAAATATGATAAAATTAGGAGAAATTAACATATCATCTGTTAAACTTGGGGATAGCAATATCTCCAAAGTTTATCAGGGTGAAACACTTATATTTGGTGGCAGCACACCTATCGAGCCTGTATTACCGTCTGGGAGTGAATTTAATTTCAATGCAAAAAGATTACAGGCTGATGGTTTGACAATATTAAATGATGTTGATAATGGTTCACCTTTAACATTTAATAAGGCAGTCACATTAAATAATGATTACATTGAAATAGACAGTGTTTCAGCTACTTCACCAATTAATTTGGGGGGCACTTACAATGAATTGAATTTATTAATGTGTCTTAATAATAATAATAATAATGTTATTTTAAATATTATTAAAACAGGTTTTAAAACGATTACATTATCAAACGCTTCTTCTGGTGCTTATAAAGGTTTTTATTATCAAAACAATATAGATACCACTAAAAATGCTTTAGTATACATTGAATATGAAAATTTTGATATTATACAACTTAATGCTACAACACAATTTAAAATTGTTGATGTTACTAAAGAGACTGAATCAGTATCTCCTTCAACTGTTGCAACTGAAGTAACACCAGAATTTACAATGTATAAATTTTTCATTGATAAGTTTGATAGTGAATATTGGCTTGGACAGTTCAAATGGATATATTTAACTTATAATCCGTTATCAACTGATGATATTCAAAATATAATTAATTTCAATAGTAAATAAATATATTATAAAAATGGATAAATATACTATTATTTATCCATTTTTTATTTGATTTAATATGTTTATATAAAAATAAAAACAATATGGGCAGACCAAAAGGAAGTTTGAACAAACCTAAAGTAAACAAATATGAAGTATCAAGAAAAAATGATACTGTTGTTTTGAAAATAAATATGGAGAAACAGATTGCAGGTGCTCCACTTACACGAGACAGTAACAGAGGTTGGATTAATTTCGGAGAGAGAAACATGTACCCTCTTGAACTATCAACCCTATATTATAATTCAATTGTACACAAGGCATGTGTTGATTTCTGTGTTACAGCTATTATGGGTGAAGGTATTGACTATGAAGCAATGTCTATCAATGATTCTGAAATAGTACCTAACTATGGGGAAACTTGGGATATATTCTTGGAAAAGCTATGTTTGGACTATGTATTGTATGGCAGTTATGCATTCCAAATCATCAAGAATAAAGATGGGCAAACCTATTCATATTATCATGAACCGATTTCCAATGTAAGATGCGAGCCTAAAGATGAAGATGGTGTAATCAAGAATTATTATATTTCAAGTGACTGGACTAACATCTCAAAATATCCACCAATTAAACTACCAAGATTCGGTTTTCAAGACGATGAAGAGATAAAGAGTGGTCAATCTTACTTATTCGTTTATGAATCATATTCACCAGACATGGAATATTATTACTCACCAAACTATGTCGGAGCATTGAAAGCCATTCAAACTGAAATTGAATTGATAAGATTTGATTTAAGAGCTGTGTTAAATAATTTCTCTGCTTCTGGTGTATTGGCATTGAACAGAATTGAAGATGACAATGAAAGGAGAATGGTGCTTGATAATATCCAAGCCATGTTCACTGGTTCTGACGCAGCAAATTCACTTATGATTACTTTTAAGAACAATGATGATGATGTGCCAGTATCATTTACTAAAATTGATAAGGATGTGAATAATGTTGATTTGTTCAATGCTTCCAATGACAGAAATATTGACAGAATTGTTGCAGCACATAGAATCCCTTCAAAACAATTGATAGGTATGGAAGCTGACAGTGCAATGTTAGGTGGTGAAGGTAATCTTATATCAGTTGCTTATAACTTATATAATAAGACAATTGCAAGAAAACAGAGAGCAGTGATTGTGAATACTATTAATAGAATGTTGAAACTAAATGGTATTGATACTAAGATAGTATTAAAACCATTAACATTCAATGTATTGACACCAGATAAGATTGCTGAAAATATTGACACTATCAATGAAGATAAGAATGTTACTGACACTTCTAATATAGAGGAAAAAAGAACTAATGATAATATGAATGGCACTGTTTAGTTGCAGTGCCATTTAAAAATAAAATTTTTATATTTAATTGTATTAACCCATTTATTTCTATTTTTCCTGAAAGTACCACCATTACAACAAGCAATAACTTTACTTTTGCTTTTTAAATTGTATTTCCTACAACATTCAGATATACTTGGTAAAGTTTCAATGAATTCATTATTTAAATTATAAACATCTACTTTATATGAATATTTTTCATAATTAATAAAATGTTTACTTCTTTTAATAAGACAATTTCCATAATTCACATTATATTTTTGTGTACACCATTCGAGATTATCTACATGATTATTGGAAGGGTTTTCATCTTTGTGATTGATGTATGGCAAATTATCAGGGTTTGGAATAAATGCTTCAGCAACTAATCTATGAACTCTATAAGTATTATTTTGACCTAATGTAACATATACATACTTATTCTTATTAGTGTAAGTTTTAAGCAACTTTACAGTATTTGTTTTATTGTAATTAAGGCTTCTCACATTACCAAGATTACTTACTTGGTATTTACCTTCATATTCTTTTATATCTTTCCAAATTTCATACATAATATATTATTTATTGTTATACACAAAGGTACAAAGAATATGTTTAATATAAAAATAAATACATTTAAAAAATATTAAAATATGGCAGATATAAAACCAACAGTGCCAATTGTCAAAATTCCTATAATAATAAATGAAGCTTATTTCAAAGCTTATAGTCCAGTCCCTAAGAATTATAATTGGGAAGAAATAAAACCATTCATACATACTGCTGAAAAGATATGGCTTTAACCTATACTTGGCACACCACTTTATGAAGAGTTATTGGAACAGGTAAATAAGAATGAAGTAACGCCTGAAAATAGCACTTTGTTACTTCAAATTTACCCTTATCTTTCAATGTGTGCAGTATATGAAAGTTTGCCTTTCATTATATTTCATGTAAGCGAGGTAGGTATTACAAAAGGTAAATCTGACAATTCAGATAGTCTTTCATCAAAAGATACCAATTATATCAATTCACATATTAAAGCGCAGATTGAAGTATGTAAAACATTACTTAAAAAATTCTTAAACGAACATTCTGATACATATCCTTTATATCGTCCTGATGATTGTGGAAGTTGTAGTGAAAATGTGTGTGAAGATTATTTTTGGATTGTAGATTATTATAATGGTGGTTATATGGAACATGATTGGATATATTATGTTGCTTTATCTGAACAACAAAGAAAAAAACCCAATCCAAATTTACAACTATATACTACTAGACGACCTTATCTTGGAAGAAGATAAAAAAATAAAGCCCTCTTGTTTCACAACATGGGGGCTTTTTATTAACCTTAAAATTCTAATTAAAACAAAAATTCTAACATAATGAAAGAATAAACACTATTTTCACAAACCATGTTCATTTTTATCTTAGCAAAAATAAAAAATAAATTCCATAAAAGAATTATATATAAAAAGTAAATGGTTGGAAGATATGAATTGTTAAAAATATATGATTAATGATATAAATTGACCTCAAATGTGAATTTATCACCTTCTTTAATATCATAAAGATGCAACAAATGGTTGAAATCACTTATTATATATTCAAATTCTGTCATTTCTAGTTTTAAATCTTTCATATTACTTCTTTTATTATTTTACAATTATAAATTCTATATTGATATATACTTCATTGTATCTGTTTTTACTTTTAAAAACTTCCATTTCCAATGGAAGATATTGATTTTTATGTAATTCATCTTCCAATAATTTTTTGAAAACTACCAAATTGAAATTCTTTTCTTTTGAATAGTTTCTTTTTCTGTTATATGCATGGCAATCACATAATCTGTATGAAACTCTATCATATGTTTCTACATCTTCCTTCAATTTAGCCAAATCAAGTTCACTAAGCAAATCATCTATGATTTCATCATACAGTTGTTTATCTTCCATTTTCTTTTAGTTTTTAAATTAGTTTATTACTTTCATTTCTTAATCACATTGCAAAGATAAGTAATTCTTTTCAATCTACCAAACTTTTAATGTTAATTGATGTTAATAATTGAATATCACATTGCTGACACAGATAAATGAAAGGTATTGCCTTTACTATCTTTTCAATTGTATTGAAATTACCTTCACTTACACTTGAAAGAATTATCTTAGGGTCACTGTTAATAAGTATTTGGAAATTGTAATTATCTCCCTTTACTGTATAAATCTTACTCTCTTTTTCATTGAAATTGGAATAGGCTTTGAACAACCTTTTCACAATTTCCAAAATTGTTTCTCTATCCATAGGTTATTATTTGTTTGTTTAATGGGGCTGTGACGCATTTTAAGCTATACAGTTTGAAAGAACTCCATTAAGGTAATACTTTGTATGTACAATGCCTTATTTGTCTTTATACACCCAAGAAATTGGAATATTCCAAAATATCCTGTTCAGTTCCTTTCTCTGTGATTATTTTCATTACAAGTGTTTTTCTTGGATAAGTCCAAGCCCAACTGCCAAAATCATTATCACCTGGGTATCTTAATTCCTTTTCATCAGTTCTTACCCATTTACCGTCTTGATAAACATTCTTAGTTACCAATTTCTTTTTAAACACTTCATAGTACACAGCACCACCGCTTGAAGTAACTTGGTAAAGAAACCAGTTATTATTTTTCCATACTCTCTTGAAGTCATTACCTTTCTTAGTAAAATTCAGTTCAATCATAATTTTAATTAATTTAATTCATATTTGAGTTATATTTCAATTATCTATCCCAAGACAGGGAAATATATACCTTGGAATAGTTTTTTTTCCAGCACCTTAAAAGAATGGCTTACAGCCATAGTATTAGTCCTGTTATACCTGATAGCTTCACCATTGAAGCTATCAAAGGTATCATTATATCTTTTTCCAAGGGATTATTTATATTATATCTTGAAACAAGTTGAATTATATTAGTTAACCCTAACAGTGCTATGCATCCTAATACCAACCAAGTTGAAACAAGGAAACAGTATTTACCGATTATCCAATGAATTTCAGTTATATCCATAGCATACTTTATGAGATATTGGTTGATTACAAGCAATATCGAACAAAACATCAACTGTTTGGAAACATTTATAATTTCATTTTTCATATAATTTTTAATTTAACTTGTTATACATCTCTTGGAATCACACTGCAAAGGTAAGTAATTATTTTCAATCTACCAAATAATAAATATTAAATAATATTAAATTGGATTACAAACCTTAAATATTGGAAGATTTATCTTCCACATGGTTTGTTATATTAGTTATATCTTAAAGGTAATTGGCTTTGCCATCTAATTCTAATAGTTGATAAGTTTCCAATTTTTCTT